ATATAATCCTTTTGTTTGGGTAGTCGCCTACTGGTAGGTACGGGCAACTACCCATATTAGTTACTAACTATTTACTGCTTTTAACGCTTGGGCCTTCACAGCTGAAATATTTAACATCTGTTCTGACGTTAATTTTTCTTTGTCTGTTTGATCCATTCGTGCAGCTACTCTAATGAATAGAGTAGTCGCAGAAGTTTTTTGCCCCATAGGATCTAGTTTTGATAATATCTCATTAGACCTTACGGACTCGATACATCTTGCAAGTAGGTTTGCATAGTAATCACACATAGCACCATACTTATCGTTGATTCTCTCTTTCTGAGATTTTTTTACAGTTTCTTGAACCATTGTTCACTCTCCTTTCTTTTTATTTCAAACGGCATTTCCAATCTTTCAGGCATATTTCTTTTTACTGAATTGAATATCCCTAAACAGATTCTTACTGGTAATGTAATTGTTTGAATAACTACCTCACCTATTTTTTCTATACGCTTCATCTGACCTCCTTAGTCGTTTGTATTTGTCGTATGTTTTGCGATACTCTACCGCAAAATCTTTTGTACCTGGCTCTGGATCAACGTCTGACGTTAACCAGTTCCAAGCTGATCTTATTGTGTAGCCACCTATGGTGTAACCTACAAATTTAAGAATGTTCCACATTATTTACCCTCTCTAGCTGTATGGTCTGCTCACTTGGGAGCTGAACATCAGCAAATACTAAATCTAATTCTGCAAATTTAATATTTAGAGATTTGAGTAAATATACTAACTTAGGAAAAGGTATTCTATTCTTTCCCTTTTCGTATTTTTGGACTTGTTGAAAGGCTATCTTTAATAGCTTACCAACGTCTGACTGTGTCATATCATTGGCGTGTCTTTTATTGGTTATTAGACTTCCAATTTTCTTTGATAACTCTTTTTCGTTCATGGTTAACTTCTTCCTTTCCGAATAGTTTTTTTAAAACAACTAGTTCACGTTTGCCTGAACTGGATTGTTTGGTTAGCACCCTAATGGTATTAGGATGTTTGTGTGTATTATTGAGTTTAATAATAGAAATAAATCCCTCTTTGGGGTATATTATTTCTTGGTATTTAGTGGTTTCTATATAATTTCGCCACCACCATACCCTCTCTAATTGTATAAACCCAGTAAACTCAAGTCCGTAAATCAGACTTAATGATTTTTCTAGACTTATTCTTCTTTGCAAGAATTTCTGCTTGTATTTTATTAGAAACATTTTTTTCCACCCATCTTTGAAGTTGTGTATATAGATGATACTTAAGTTTTTTATCCTTGAAGTTATCTACCATTTTTAATAGTTCTAATGCTTTAATATTTGTCGTCATGCATTTCTCCTTTTATTTCATACATTGTTTGTTCTACTGACTTAACTAGGCACTCTACCGCATACAACTTGTCGTATAGGTCGTCTATCCTAGCTACTACTACGTCATTAAAATCTTTATCGATCTTATTGACTAATTTATCTACATCCATTATCATTGATTTACCTTTCTGTTGTTACTCCCCTGCGACATTCGTTGGCAGGGGGGTAATATTTTTTAAATGTTTTTTCGCATCGATGTATTTCGGCTTAATGAAATCTTCGCCATGCTTAAGCTCATCTTGTATTAGATCTTCTTCATCTTGCTTAGTCCATTCTCTCCACTCTATAGGGAACTCTTTGTAATGCTTATTGTTTGTACATAGGTATTCCATAGTAAATGCTACCGCATCTTGTAGTCTATCTATTCCTGTTATTACATACGTAGTACCGAATTTAAACTTATAGTAAGCACTATCGTCTAAGAAGCACCCAGATTCTTGATGTGCTCCGTAGTTCTCCATTAATTGTACGTCTATTTTATACATGGTATATCCTTTTTTTTTATGCCACCCCCCCTTATTCGGGGGGATCAGCAATTTATTGTTATTTATTAAAGTTAGCTAATAGAGTATTAACTATGTCTTTAATCTCTTTCATTTCTTTTTTGATAGTTTCAAAGTTCTCATGTGCTTTCTTAGGTATAAGAATACCAGCTTGTACTTTACGCACATAATCACTATTCATGTCTATCGGTTTTTGCTCTGTCATGTTTTCTCCTTTTTGGTTGTTAAGCAACAGCTCACTTGTGACGCTTGTTGCGTAACATTCTGTTTTTTTCGTCTATGTATCTAAGGTTTTCGGCTGCTAACTCGCACCCTATACCCACTATAGCTAAACCAGCTATTACGATACCTATCCCTATATCTAGGAACATTACTACTGCTACCCCTATGAGTAGCAGTAATACGTAGTATGCAAATTCTGTCATACTATTCCTTAGATTCTTCTTTTTTGTTTAGATCAAGCCACAATTTTCGGCCTATCAAAGCTCCTATGATGAAGCCCACTACCTGTATTGTTAAGTAGATTAACATAAGCACTATTACTATGTCATATATTACAGTCATCTTATTCTCCTTTTAGTTGATTAACATTATTGTTGTTACAAACACTGATATAACTAATAGTACTTCTACCATTTTCTTTTCTTTCTCTGTATGTTCTTACTTGTTAGTGCATTAAACACAATACCTCTAAACTTAACATCATGAGGATGTTTTATTTTAGATGGCAGGGGTGTTATCTGCATATCAGCGAATAGGTCTAATTGTAGTACCTTTTCATGTATCTTTGTGTGCATAGAGTTACTCCTTTCCTTATTGTTATTTAATTATAATCAAGATCAGTAATCATTTGTTTACCAACCCCTTCATGCGTGAAGGGGGTGGCTAAACATACATACATACTAATCTTAAATACTTCATGGAGAGAATCAAAGCCTCTCCGAAGGCAGCGGAGCGTAACGAGGCATAGCCCATGTGCCATAACCATATACATATACCTATGCAATGGTGAGTGGAGAGGAGCGAGAGGTCTTTGTTTCTCGTTCCCTAAAGGAACACTTAAACAATACAGTAAGATAGATCTCAAGCAACGAGCAACAGCGAGTTGAACAAAGAGAGAACTAATCTAAAGCAAACAAGATGACATGAGCAACAGCGAATGGCGGGTTTGATAAGTACCTTACCGATCTTCTAGATCGGTCTGTCATTCTTATATAGGGGGGTAATGTACAGTTCCCACTAGACAATAGAGGGGGGGGTTTGTTATAATATGCAACATAACAGGAGAACAAATTTATGTACACCGCATTAGCAAGATTTGGGTACGGATTAGCGAGATCCCTACGTCCAAGCAAAGTTAAAAAACTATTAACCCCCGCACTTAAGAAAGCAACCGAAAGTAAAATGGCTGGAACTAAACTAGCAGGAGCTGAACAAACTTTAATCAAAGGTATTAAAGGTACAGCATCTACAGGTTATAAAGGCTATCGTAAACTATATGGTGCGACTTTAGGAACATCTGGAGCTAGAAAAGCAACCAGTGCTGGATTAGGTATTTCTGGAATAGGCTCGTTTTTAGACGAGGATGATTCTGAATATTAGTGGCTAAGAAAGCAAAAGGATTTGGTGTAGATACCTACCTAAGTCGAAGACGAGTTAAACGACCAGGAAGACATAGTAAACAACATAAGAATATAAACAAAGGACAAGGAAAACCAATATGATTAAAGCAATAAAAGCATTCACATCGTCATTAAACGCAGCGAATAGAATGGGTAAGGCTCCTATATTCCTAAAACATAGAGCTAAGAATGTAGGCAGAGTACTAGCTAATAACAAAAAAAAATTGATAGCGGGTGGACTAGCTGGTGCTGTTGGGTTACAAATGTACTCAGATAAACAGTATGTTGATATAGATAAGGATCCGAATTTAAAAAAAGTTAATCGAATGCTTAACACCAATAAATCAACCAGAGATATGCCCGTTAAAGTAGGCGTATTCCGTAGAACTAAAAAAGGATATTAATTATGCTTAAAGCATTACAAGCATTTCACGGACTATCTAAACTAGAAAAAAGAATAGGTAAAATTATTGGAAAAAAAAATGTAGATAAATTTCTCAATAAAAGAAAAGGATTGGGAAGAAGTAGAGATACAAAAATAGTACAATACGCAGGAAAAAAACCAGCTTCTACACTTAGAAGAATAGATAGAATTAATAAAGCCCTTGATGCTAGTCCTTATGTTGCTACTGGTGCAGCTGCTGTAGGAACTGGATATTTCTTAAACAGAAAAGACGAGGAATAATGGCAAAAGACAAAATAGAAAGTCTAGCTGACACTATTATTAACCTGACTCCACAAGAGGCTGAAAAACTACAGGTAGTGATTAAAGCAAAGATGATGCCAGAGATTGAAAGACAAAAAGCATTATTAGACGAACAAAATAATAACCCACAAGTACAACAAATGGGGCAACCTCAACAACAAAATATGGCTCCGCCAAATGCACGTGATGTTGCAGTTAACGGATTACTAAGGTAATAAGAGCTATGAACAAAACAAACCTAGAAGATTTATTTGACCAACTAAGAGAGCTCCACGCTGAAGAAGAAGAACTACTTGCTGAGATTGAAGCTATTGTAACTGAGGAAGATGACTCCTCAACTTATGGCGATGATGAAGATTAAAAAAACTCATACCATGCCTAATGGCAAAGTAATGAAGGGTGCTTCACATCCTAAGAAAGCTATCAACTCAAAGACAAGAAAAAAAAGAAATAAATATTAATGAAAAAAAAAGGTTTATACGAAAACATAAATGCACGTAAAAAAAAGGGAATATCTCGCCCTAAAAGTAAAAGCACAGTAAGTGCTAAATCATATAAAGCAATGAAAAAAGGATTTAAATAATGGCAAAAAAATTTTATCCTCCTGTAACTACTACAAAACTACCTGCGATTAGGGCAGATGCTTCTAAAATTGGAGTTAAGTTTAAAGCTAAATCTGGTGGTATGGGTAAGAAAATATTAGGTGCTGGTAAAAAAATTTTCAAACGTACCGCTATTGGTTTAGGAGTACTAGCAGCAGCTGGACTTGTTGCAGATGGTATGGGAGCAAGATCTAGACGTTACGAGAAAGCACCAAAATTTGGCGAAGACAGAGATTTAACTAATAGACAAATTGGTCAGATGACTGATTATTATTTTGATGACTAAAGAAAACGTAAATCATGGGGGAGCTAGACCTGGATCTGGGAGAAAGAAAGGTTTCAAAAGAGAGAAGCTATGGAAGTCTGAACAAGAGATGGCGAAGAAGTATCAAACTTCACCGCTAGATTATATGTTAGCTGTCCTAAACAATCCTATCTCATCACCTGAAAGAAAAATGTATGCAGCAGAACGAGCAGCCCCTTACGTCCACGCAAGAGTTGCAACCACAACCAAACTTGCCACAGACAGACCACTCGAAATCAAAGTCAAGTGGGAAGACTAAAGTACACGAAATAAAAATCCCTTATAAGCCTCGACCACTTCAACGTGAGGTTCATAAGAGTTTAAAAAGATTCAATGTACTTGTATGTCATAGACGATTCGGTAAATCCGTATTAGCCATTAATGAATTAATCTTACACGCAGTTAATAATCCAAATCATAAACTAGCTTATATAGCTCCGACTTATCGTCAGGGTAAAGCTATCGCATGGGATTATTTAAAGCAATATACAAAACCACTAATGTATTTTGGTGGAGATAAAAACGAAACAGAACTTCGTATTGATTTATGGAATGGTTCTAAAATCCAAATATATGGGGCAGATAATAATGACTCATTAAGGGGATTAGGGTTTCATGGGGTTATTATGGATGAGTATGCTATTATGGCTCCACGTACTTGGACTGAAATTGTTAGACCTGCTATCTCAGATACATTGGGATGGGTTATATTTATTGGTACTCCTATGGGGCATAATCAGTTCTGGGAAGTATATGATTACGCATTACGAGGTCATAAAGATTGGTTTGGTAAACTGTATAGAGCTTCTGAAACTGGTGTGATACCAGATGATGAATTAAAACAAGCTGCTTCTATTATGACAGAAGAACAGTACAACCAAGAATTTGAATGTTCTTTTACTGCTGCTGTGTCTGGATCTTATTATGGTAAACTAATGACAAAAGCCGATAATGAGAATAGAATAGGCGTTGTACCTGTAGATTCTAATGTTGGAGTTGAAACATGGTGGGATTTAGGTATAGGAGATTCAACAGCTATTTGGTTTGCACAAAGAGTTGGTGAAGAAGTGCACCTAATTGACTATTATGAAAATTCAGGTGAGAGCTTAATGCACTACGCAGATGTGTTAGAGGATAAAGGTTATGCTTATTCTAGACATGTAGCTCCACACGATATTCAAGCTAGAGAATTAGGTACTGGAAAATCTAGATTAGAAGTATCTCAAGAATTAGGAATAATGTTTGAGGTGGCTCCTAGACTAGAAGTAGATCATGGTATTGAATCAGTAAGAAATGCTTTGCCTTACTGCTGGTTTGATAGAGAAAAATGTAAACTAGGTATTGATGCGTTGCGTCAGTATCGTAAACAATGGGATGAAAAAAATCAGGTGTTTAAAAATAAACCTTTACATGACTGGTGTTCTCATAGTGCTGATGCATTTAGATATGGATGTGTACACGATCCAATAGATGTGAGTGATTGGACTTCTCCAATAAAAATTGATACAAAATATATAGTATGATTGATTATTTAAAAAACAGAAGAAAAAAATACGAAACAAAATTTAATAGTTGGATGAATAATAAATCTAAACCATCTTTTTTAGATCAATTAACAATGAATGAAGAACATGGTTTGCTTTATAAAGTAGGTAAACCAATTAAAGAATCTGGTAATAAAAAAAAATTAAAACAATTTAAAAAAGATATGTCAGGTATATCGGAAATGTCTTACTTAAACAAATATTTATAATATGAAAATTAACGAACGAGAAATAGTAGCTATCTTAGATAGAGAATTAAGAGCATCGTCAGGTTACATTGGTGGTGAAATAGTTTCACGAAGAAAAAGATCCTTAGAATATTATCTTGGTAAACCTTTCGGTAATGAACAAGAAGGTAGATCTCAAGTAGTTAGTACAGACGTTTCTGATACTGTAGAATCTTTAATGCCTTCCTTAATGAGAATCTTTACAGCTGGAGATAGAGTATTTGAATGTGATCCAGTTGGATCTGAAGATGAAGAAGTAGCTAAACAAGCAACTGATTATTTAAACTATATTTTTTACAAAGAGAACAACGGATTCTTAGCATTATATGCTGCGTTTAAAGATGCGTTAATACAAAAGAATGGTGTACTTAAAGTTTACTGGGATGACTCAGAAAAAACTACAAGAGAAGAATACAGAAAATTAACTGAAGATGAATTTAATCTATTAATTAATGATGATGAAATTAAAGTATCTCA